GACGCCAGCGAGCAGTGGTTCACCGATATTGAGGTGAATGAGGGCGACTGGGTGATTTTCCGCCCGTCTGACGGTTGGAATATCAGCGTAAACAATATGACATGCCGCATTTTGGAAGACACGGCGGTGCGCGGAAAAATCACTTCGCCCGATCAAGTCTGGTAAAGGAAAAAATCATGTCTGACGCCAAACAAACCGAAGAAATTGAGGTCCACACCGACGATCCGCTGGCCGAAAAGGACGGCATTGTCGTTGAAATTAGCGAAACTGGTGGCAAGCCGGTTATTTCCGCCGAAGATGGCGTGGAAGAACTGCGCCGCCGCCTGGATATTGAGCGCAAGGGCCGTGAAGAGGCTGAATATCGCGCCCAGCAGGCCACTTCACAGGTCCAGCAGGCCCGTAATGAGGTGGATAGTTCAAACCTTCAGCTTGTTCGCACTGCCATCGACACGATGAAGCGCGAGGGAGACATCCTGAAGGAGAATTACAAGCAGGCGATGGCTGCCGGCGACTATGACAGCGCCGCCGAGTACCAGGAGGGGATGGCTGACGCCCGCGCCAAGTTGCTTCAGCTTGAAAACGGCATGTCTGCCATGGAGGCGCAGTCAAGGCAGCCTGTTCAGCCGGTTCAGCATGCGGACCCGGTCGAGCAACTGGCCTCGCAACTGTCTGCGCCGTCTGCCGCGTGGGTTCGGGCGCATCCTGAGTATGCTCGCACGCCTCGCCTGACGCAGAAGATGATTGCGGCGCACAATCTGGTGACTGCTGACGGCATCGCATCTGACACGCCCGAGTATTTTGCTTCGGTCGAGCGGGTTTTGGGTATTGGCGCGCAGGAACAGGAAGGCGCTATGTCTTCCGCCTCCGCGCCGGCACAGCGCCGGCATGCTCCTGCTGCGGCCCCGGTAACACGGTCTGGTACTGCAAATGGTACACGCCCGAATGTCGTTCGGCTTTCTTCTGAAGAGCGTGAAATGGCTAGCATGATGGGCATGTCGCCCGAGGATTACGCGCGCAACAAGATTGCCTTGAAGCGCGAAGGCAAGTTGCACTGAGAGGAATTTGAAAATGGAAGCTCCAATTCGTGGCCGTCGTGGCCGCCCCCGCCGCATTCTCCCCGTTGATGCCGTTGAGGCTGATGCCCCTGAGCAGGCCGTAACGCCTGACCAACAGGCTGCGCCTCTGGAGGCCGCTGTCTCTCGCCCTGCCATGCGTGGCGCCATGCGTGAGGAAGACCCGCGTGCCGCCGCCAGCCGCCGCGCTGCTGAAATTATGCAGCACCTGGGCGGCCTGGATGAGGGCACTGACGACTTCTATATCCCGCCCAACAAAATCCCTGACGGTTGGAGCTACGAGTGGAAGCGCAAGACCATCTACAACCAGGAAGATCCTGCGTATCAGGTTCAACTGGCCCGCACCGGCTGGGAGGCTGTTCCGGCCAGCCGGCACCCTGAGATGATGCCTGTCAACGGCAGTTGGCAGACCATCGAGCGCAAGGGCATGCAGCTTATGATGCGGCCCAAGGTGATCACCGAGCAGTTCCGCAACATTGATCATCGAAATGCCAAGGAGCAGGTGAAGCACAAAGAGGCTCAGCTTGGTTCGGCACCTGAAGGCCAATTTGGCCGTGACCACGCCCAGGTGAAGCCAAAAATCAGCAAGGGTTACGAGCCCATGCCGGTGCCGCAGGACTAATTGTTAAAGAAAACCGGGTTTTCTTTACATAAGGGCAAACCTTGTTAAAGGTTTGCCCTTTTCTTTTACAAAAAACACTGGCAATTATTATTCGCTTGGTCTTATAAGGCCGATATACCCCTCCCCGGCGCGAGGGGTAACACAATGTCCCAGCCCTAAATCGCCCCGGCGCGCGATGATGTGCTTAGTATAAGGATTACCGACCGTGGCTAATACCAATGCCCCGTTTGGCTTCCGGCAGTATCAGGGTGGGGCTGGCGGCGCGCCGACTTTCGCTCAAACTGCCCGCCGAATTGCCGCTGGCAATACCACCGCAATCTATTACGGCGACCCCGTAATGCCGGTCGTTAGCACCGCTAACGGCTACATCACCCAGGGTTCCCCCGGCACGACCACGCTGGCCGGCATTTTTGTGGGCTGCAAGTATCTGTCCACGAGCCAGAAGCGCACCGTGTTCAGCAACTACTGGCCCGGCTCTGATGCGACCGGCGACGTTGAAGCGTATGTGATTGATGACCCCAACACCCGCTTTGTGGTGCAGGGCAACAGCACGACCTTCAACATTGGTGGCTCGCTCAGCACCTTCACCAGCAGCCCTGTTGGTCAGTATGCTCAGTTCGCCATTGGCACGGGCAACACTGCCACCGGCATTTCGGGTGCATACCTGAACAGCCTGGGCACCACGGTTACCTTCCCGTTTGTTGTGACCGACGTGATCACGCAGCCTCCGGGTGGCCCTGGCACCGACCCGACCTCTGCCTATAACTGGGTGGTCGTTGGCTTCAACAACGAGTGGCTGCGCGCTAACGGCGCTGGCCCGACCGGCATCTCGTAAGGGGAGCATGAACCATGGCTGTTAATCTTTCTGCCATTAAGGATCTTCTCCTGCCCGGCCTTCGCGGTGTCGAAGGCAAGTATGAGATGATCCCGTCGCAGTACGACAAGGTGTTCACCAAGCACGACTCGAAGATGGCCCTCGAGCGTACCGCCGAAATGCGGTATCTGGGCCTCGCGCAGTTGAAGACCGAAGGTGGTCAGACTGCGTTCGACTCGGGCGCTGGTGAGCGTTTTGTGTACAACCAGGAACACACCGAAATCGCCCTGGGGTACGCTATCACCCGCAAGGCAATTGACGACAACCTGTACAAGACGCAGTTCCACCCGTCGAACCTGGGCCTGATTGAATCCTTTCAGCAGACCAAGGAAATTTACGGCGCTAACGTGCTGAACACTGCCACGACCTACAATGCGTCGATTGGTGGTGACGGCAAGGCTCTGTGCGCCACCGACCACCCGATTGACGGTGGCACGGTTGCAAACCGCCCGACGACTGACGTTGACCTGAATGAAGCCACGCTGCTGAACGGCATGATCGCCGTCCGTACGAACTTCAAGGATCAGGCCGGCCTGAAGGTCTTCGCCCGCGCTCGCAAGCTGGTGGTTCCGCCCCAGCTTGAGCCGGTGGCTATCCGCCTGACCAAGACTGAACTGCGTCCTGGCACGGCTGACAACGATGTGAACGCAATCATGATGACCGCTGGCGGCCTGCCAGAGTCGTACATGGTGAACGACTTCCTCACGTCGAGCCGCGCTTGGTTCCTGCTCACGAACATTGATGGCCTCTCCTACATGGAGCGCATCAAGTTTGAGACGGATATGCAGGTGGACTTCGTCACGGATAACCTCCTGGTGAAGGGCTACGAGCGTTACAGCTTCGGCTACTACAACTTCCGTTCGATCTACGGCAGTTTCCCGACCTAACAACAGGACCGCCCCTCCCTCGCAAGGGGAGGGGTTTTAACCCAAAAGGAGGCTAAAATGGCGGCTACCCACTTTAGCGGCCCGGTTCTGTCTGGTGATCTTCAGTCTGGTGAAACCAATGGCCCCAACCAGGGCTATGCGGTTCTCATGCAAACCACGACGATTACTCAGAACAGCACCACTGCCGTTTCTTCGACGCTTTATATTCCGGCTGGCGCGCAGATCATTGATTTCAACATCGACGTTCTGACGGCGTTCAACTCGGCCACGTCTGCAACCCTGAGCATTGGCACTGCCGCTGCTGGTACGCAGTATGTGAGCAGCGTGAATGCCAAGACCGCTGGCCGCGCTTCCATCACCTTCAGCGCCGCGCAGCTTGCGGCGATGTCCGGTGTAACCGTTCTCGGCGCTGCTGCTGCAACGTCTGCGCCGGTTGTTGTTACCGTCACTCCGGTTGGCGCCACCAGCGCCGGCTATGTGGAAGTGACGATCATCTACGCTCAGCAATAAGGAGACACCTCATGAAGGGTCGTAAAAATCGCGCTTCTGGTGGTGGGATGGACTCCCCCAGCATGGGCACTCGTGAGTACGAGCAGGATCTCAGCAGCAACCCAGAAAGCCGGGTGAACGCGCCGAAGATCACGAATGCCGCTGAACAGCGGAAGCGTGGTGGTAAGGCCGTTGGCAAGGTGGCTGGCATGGCCGCTAAGATGCACATGGGCCGCAAGCCCCGCAAGGCCGGTGGCCGCGTGGGTGCCGACAGCAGCCCTCTCTCCAGCGCCCACAGCGGTACGCCGGCCAAGGGCCGTCACACCGTGGATATTGACTAAAAAGGCTGGTGGGGGCTTCGGCCCCCATCTTTCTTTGCAAAGGAGGCTGTGATGGCTGGTGCCTGGACCCGCAAGGAAGGCAAAAGCGCCTCTGGTGGCCTAAATGACAAAGGCCGCGCGTCACTGCGTGCTGAAGGCCACAACATCAAGCCGCCCGTCTCTCGTGAGGCGGCGCAGCATAGTGAGATTGCTGCCTCGCGCCGGCATAACTTCTGTTCGCGGATGGAAGGGATGCGTAAGCATTTGACTGGCGCAAAGACGGCGCACGATCCAAACAGCAGGATTAACAAAGCCCTGCGGAAATGGGATTGCAACTGATGAAAAAGGCTTTCTGGGAAAAAGAGGCGCCGAAGGAATCTGGCGACAAGCACATGAGCCGGAAGCAGGTGACTGCGGCCAAGGCCAGCGCTCGCGCTGCTGGCAGGCCCTGGCCCAATCTGGTAGATAACGTCACGGCCATGCGCGCTGGACGTAAGAAGGATAAAGCATAATGCCCACTACAGCTTGGTCGATTACCCAGAGTGGTCGTTATGAGCCTTTTAACCTCCAGGTGGCTCGCAATCAGATTACCGATCATTCTGTTGTGAATGTGCAGGGCTACAATGCCGCAATGCCAACCAGCTTTCGGGCGGTATGGGAGAAGGCAAACACGACTGATTACGTTTTCCCGGCTTCGGCCCTGGCGATGACGTTCAGCAGCACTGCGTCTGAGACTTGCACGGTTTCGGTAAGCGGTTTGGATGATACCTACGCGACCAAGACTGCCACTGTGGTGTTTTCGGCTGGCACTACCGGGACTGTGACGGTTGGCACGGCGACCTTCTTCCGCATTAACTCCATGCGGGTTACGTCTGGCACGACAACGGGTGTTTTGACTGCTGCCAATGGCGGCGTCACTTATGCCCAGATCAATGCTGGTGCGGGGATAAGCCAAGCCAGCATTTATACCGTTCCGGCCAATTACACGCTTTATCTGAACCGCGCCCAAGCGTTTAGTCAAAACAACAATAACAACTACTGCACATACCGCGTGTATTCCCAGACGATTTCTGGCGGTGTGACAACGCCAATAATTGTTCTTTCTGCTCCGTTTCAGAATTTCTATACATCTTTGCGTGTTGGGCCGCGTCCGTATGCGGAAAAAACTGACATTCAGTGGCAGCTTAGCCAGTCTGCTATTGCTCCCGGCTCAATTCAGTTGGAAGGCTTCTTGATCAAAAATAACGCGGAGTTGTGATCAATGACCACCAGCGGCACATATGATTTCGATCCGTCGCTGGGCGAACTGATCCTTTATGCCTACAATCTGATCGGTATTCGCAACACTTCCCTGGCCCAAGAGCATATGGAGTCGGCGCGGATTGCCGCAAACATGATGCTGGCCAACTGGTCCAACAATGGTGTGAACCTCTGGACCGTTGAGAGGATCTCTGTGCCGCTGGTGGCGGGGCAATCGACATACACGATTGATCCCAAC